CTAAACCACCAAGTAGGGTGAACGCAACAGGCACAACACGTAAGGACTTGATGCAAGGCGATGTCCTTAAAAACTTAGGACTAAAATAGCTAAATTAGGAGATTATATATTATGGCTAATACAGTAAATAACATTAAAGATGGTGCTGGCCTCTTTGCTAAAGGCATGGCGCAAACACTAAAGGACAACATGGGGCTTTGCTCTTTTGTTGAAAAAGCAGACGAAAGCGAGTATGAAGGTAAAAACGGCTATAAAGCTGGTGATACTATCTATACAAGCATTCCAACTCGTAAGATTGTTCAAGAAGATAATCTTGATATTACGTCTTACAATGCGGATACAAAAGAAGAAAAAGCGCCTCTTGTTCTTAACAAGACAGCAACTACAGCGGATAGCTTTGACAGTTTAGAGCTTGCGACTGATGTTGATGTGAAAATGGCGCTTAAGCGTTTTGGTGTACCAGCAGCGGAAAGCTTGGCACAGCAGATCGAAGCGCGTTGTATGGGTATCGTTGCAGATGCAACATACAACATTACAGGAACGGCGGGGTCTACTTCCTTTGCTGTTGCTGATGTTTTGGCAGCTCGTACAAAGCTCAATCAAAACCTTTGCCCTCTTAAAGATCGTATGCTTTTCCTTAACAGTGAGAGCGGCGCTAGTGCTGTAGATGCACGTAAGGGACTGTTCCAGTCTTCTACTGCAATCGCAGAGCAGTATAATGAGGGCTATATTGGCCGTTCAGACGGTTTTGACTGGATGGAAACTGAACTGTTACCAACTCACACCAACGGTTCTCAAGGTGGTACGCCTCTTATGGACGGCGCAACGTCTGAGGGCGCAAGCACAGTGCACATTGATGGTGTAACTTCAGGCAATACATGGACTAAGGGTACTAAGTTCACTATTGCCGGCGTGTATATGGTGCATCCTGTGACAAAAGCCATTACAGATCGTTTGCAACAATTTGTTGTGACTGAGGATGTTACATTTACAGGCGGCGAGGCTGATGTACCTGTATCACCTGCAATCTATGCAAGTGCTACAAGCTCATTGCGTAATGTTGACGCACTACCAGCCGATAATGCAGCTATTACACTGCTAACTGGTGCAGCATCAACGGGTTATATCCATAACCTAGCACTTCACAAGTCAGCGTTTAAAATGGTTACAGTGCCACTTTACACGCCTAAAGGTGAAGAGCTTGTTGCAAGTGAAACAGTGGACGGTATTACAGTTAACATTGTTCGCTTCTTTGATGGTAACACACGAGTTGTTAAAACACGTTACGATGTGCTTTACGCCTTTGATGCGGTGCGCCCTGAGTGGTCAAACGTAATCACTGCTTAATTTATCGAGTGCATCCCTTTACGGGGTGCATTCTTTTAAGTTAACTAGAGAAAGGATAAAAAATGGCTTTTTGGATGTATAACGAAGATGGCGGCAAGCTTTTTCAAGACGGTGAAAAAGTACCAGCGGGTTATGTAGATAGCCCTGATAAGGTTGGAAAAGAAGCGCCAAAAAAGAAGAAAGCTTCTAAAAATGACAACGGCTAGGGATATAATCAAGGGCGCTTTGCGTAAAATCCATAAACTCGGAAGCGGTCAATCATTAGCTCCAGAGGACGCTAGTGACGCGCTAGAAACGCTTAACGATATGATTGCGACATGGTCTATAGAGGGCGGCTTAATATTTACGGAAACTAAAGAGACTTTCCCTGTATCGGGCGGCGCTGTATCTTATACAATAGGAAGCGGCGGGGATTTCGATACGGTCAAGCCTGTTAAGATTTTCTCTATGACGTATACGCAAGGCAGTATTGATTATAAGCTTAGACAATATGACAACATTTCTTATTCAAGAATTGCTGACAAAGATCAGCAAGGGATTCCTGAAGTCTTTTATTTTAACGACAATTATCCTCTTGCTGAGATTTTCTTTTATTATGCACCTAGTAATGGGAGCGTTACGATATATAGTGAAAAACCACTTACCGAATTTACTAGCCTTGACGCTGAGCTTGATATGCCTGCTTACTATCGTGCTGCTCTTATTTACAATCTAGCACTTTGGCTTGCACCTGAATACGAGACGCAGCCAAGCTTACAAGTTGTAAATGTTGCTAAATCTAGTAAAAAGGCGTTAATGGGGCAAAACAATAGAAATAATATGTTTTTATCAACTATTGACGCTCCAAGGTCTGAAAATAGCAGA